ATAAATGCTGCGATGTACTTTAGCATGTTATTCCCCTAATTCACCAGTTAAACCAAAACTTCATCAGTTGAACCAAAACCGCCTTTACGATCTGTAAATTCTAGTGGCTTGGTTGTTTCTGTGAATTTACTCTGTATTACCTTTTCAACAACACCTTGAGCAATTCTGTCGCCGTTTTCGATCTTCACAAGACTATCTGTCATGTTTACTACCATGATAAAAGTTTCTAGAGTATAATCGGAATCAATAATACCAACACCATTAGCCAGTACCAAACCTTTTTTGAGTGCCGTACCAGACCTGATGTAAAGCTTCATGACGTGCTTTTCAGGTACATCAAAGATCAACCCAGTGGGGATCAAGACTCTAATTCCGGGCGGTAGTTGGAAAGCATCTGGTGTGGTCGATACACCCTTTACTGCAACTGCTTGTTCTTTATTCCAAGAATTATAGGACTTGAGCCTGTCGCCATTTTTAAAACATGCTTTGATATCAAAACAAGCTGATCCCGGTGTGGCGTATGTTGGTAGTTCTGCTTTTTCATTCATTCTATAGATATTCATGTCACTTCTTTCCAATGTTATACTTAGCTTCCAAAGTCCAATTACTCTTCTCTTTGTGAGATAAGATTTTAATTTGATTTAGTTGAGCTACTGGGGCTTGTGCCTTTTCTGTTTGTATAACAGAAACCAAATCCCACTCTTCTAAAAGATTAACGATAGTATTTCTTCTTGACGCGTCTTCTTCGATAAATGTATCTATCTTTCCATCCAAGATAAACAATTCCTTGAAGTGTAGTATAGCATATCTACCTTGTTTATGCAAGATATGACAAGTCTGATACAACTTTCTTTCTTTTTTGGAAGAAATACCAATTCTCGTTAATGTTTCTTTTACCTTCAAGAAACTATCTGGTGTTGGGAGAGCAATCTCAATCCCTACGCCTTTAAAAATGTCTTCTGAGTTCATAACCACAACACCTTCTTTTTATTATTATGTATTGACGGTCTCAACCTCGACCATTATGATTATTTATCAAAAGTTGGTATTCACCCCCCAATGGAAAGCTTGTTGTGCAACTCGTGCATATCCTCAGATGTCAGCGCTTTTCGATAAAGCTTGGCAATTGTACGATTGCACTGATAAACTTCTTGAATTGCATCCAAGTCAACATCTTTGTCTGCCTTAGGCCATTTAGAGAAACGCTTACGCTTACGCAACGCACCACGATAATACTGGAACTGCGCATCATTAAACATATGGGGGCGCTGGTTCAATTCATTGGCGTGTAAGATGGTATCCTCAAAGTTAGCGAAGCCACGGTTCACAATATAAGGAATGTAAAGCTTTTCAGCCATCTCTGGATTATCATGGTCATGAATAATATCATCCTTCGAAAAGGATGCAGCATTCATAAAATCAAAGGGAGTTATTTCTTTGGGCAATGGTCTCTTCCAATTCTTTTAGCATGTCATTAAACGGTACAACACAATCATCACACAATGTCAACTCCAAAGGGCCATCTTGTGTATCTACTTTTACGTTGTTTATTGTTTTCTTAGCAATACGCTGCTGGCAGTCAAAACACACCGCCTTGCTAAATAATGCGTCTGTCCACTTACCCATCTTTTTCGTCTTTCTCGTTTTTCAACTGACCCTCTATGTATCGGTTGAACCTTTCCCAATGTCGAAGATGTTGCTCTTCCCGTGGCTTGTCTTTTGTAAACTCTGTTTTGGTCACAGGACTTACGGGCTGAATGGTTGTGCCTTTAATTCTCATTTGAAATCTGCTTCCATCATTACTTCAGTCATGAATGCCACCATATTAATCTCAAGGTCTGCCACAGCACTAGCCTTATACATGTAGTCAGCAAGTGTCACTACAAATCCGGGCAAAGAGCGCAATTCAACTTTGGAAGCCGCCATGTCATATATGCGACGAAACATTTCGTTCATATCTTGATCTGAGTTATTGGCAACCCACTTGCGCATGTTGGTAAAATCTTTTGCCTTTAGCATACCAAATACTTCATCCATAGACTCTTGCTTGAGGTTTACAAAGATGCCTTCATCAATGCTACCTGAAGCTGCATATGATTGAAGTTCAGTAAGAACACGACGGAAATCAGGGAAGTGCTTCTCAACGACCTTGGCAACGATTTTATTGTCATAAGCAATGACTTCTTGGTCAAGGATAGACAGCACCCGTTTGTAGAAACCAGCCGCCAACTTAGGCTTGTCAGTGCTTTCTATCGAAAAGTCTACTTCAGACAAACGAGAACGCAGTGGTGCGATGATACGGTTCTTGAAGTTGCAGGTAAAGATAAACCCGCAGTTGGCAGAATACTCTTCAATAAAATTGCGCAATGCTGGTTGAACACTTGTTGCGTTCAGATAATCGGCTTCATCAAAGATAACGTACTTACGCCCACCTGTAAGAGAAACAGCAGATGCATATGTCGAGATTTCATAACGTAGAGTATCAATGTTTACATTCAGTGACCCGTTCTTGACGATATAGTCACATCCCATCTCATCAAGCATAGCCTTAGCAACAGTAGTCTTGCCAACCCCCGGCCCACCACTGAGCAAAAGATTTGGCACACTATCATCAGAAACAAATTTCTGGAATGTAGTCTTGAGTTTTTCAGGTAGAATAGTGTCCTGAATCAACTGGGGGCGGTAACGCTCTACCCAGAGTACTTCATTGGGTTTTGTTGTAATTAAAGACATATGTTCACCGTTTCATAATATAAAAGTTGTGAGGGTTTATTTAACAACGATTGCCCTCATCGTTCTGTACTAAAGTATTACATAACCTTCTTAGCAAGTGGCGCATCTGCTGGAACATCTGCTGGTGCTGCATTATCACCATCTTCTGCTGGTGGCGCATTTTGCTGAAGGAACATTTCTAGTTTGTTCCGTAGCATACCTACGCCAGCCAATTCACGCCCCTCAATACCACCGCGACGACTCACGATGTCGATTAGTTGTACCACAGTTGCAATGTCTTGCAAGGAGATTTGCACTGGTGCTTGCTGTTGTTCTTCGCTCATAATTTTCTTATCCTTTTTGATATGTTGACTTGGTATCGATTGCTACGAAGTATGTAGCGTCTGAGCTTTTAAACTCAGAAATTCCTTTGGCGCATAGGGTCACGTCGTAATCCTGAGGCAAAAGTTTAAGATTATCAGTCTTGATAATAACCTTAAAGGTATCATTGGTCACGCCAATTTCAATACCGTAATCATCAGCAGCGGCATCTGCGCTGTTAATAGCTTTCAAGTATACTTTGCCTTCAGAGCCGACAAAGGCAACTTCGTTAAACTGAAGTACACCAGCAGCCTTGATGACAGATTGCATATCATCCCAAGCCACTTTTACTTCAACGTCTTTGGTTGGCAATTCGATCTCCCGTGCAGGTGCAGCGTGGATCATAGAGATGTCTGCAAAGACGTATTTAGTACGTCGCGTACCCTCAGTTACCAAAAAGTATTTATCATGAAATTCTACGTCGGGATCACGATAAAGGCCCAAAATCGACAAAAAGCGAGAAAGATCGTAGATACATGCCTGTGAAGGAATCTGATCTCCAATCGTCGCCTTAGCGATAATTGTTTTTTCTGGTGTAATAGTTTTAAGAACATTACCGGGTTCCATAAGAATGGATTTGTTAATGGTCGAAAAACTCTTGAGAATTGTTAGAGTTCTTTCAGAAAATTTCATTATATAGTCTCCAAAGTTTCAATATTTGTAAAGATTAGCACGAGTCATTCTGCGTGTCAATCATTTTTTATAAGTTTTCTTGTTGGCAGATTTATCAGCAGTTGCAGATACACCCAAACTACCAATCGCCGCCATGTTACCCTTAAAGATATAAGAGCCAATGTGGTTGATCTGCATCCATGGACACATCCACACTTGCATGCCAGCTTCGCGAGATTTCTGACAGAAGAAGTAATCCTCTGACAAATACCGTTTAGTTTTTGGGTCAATGATACAATCAAAGTAAGCAGTAATTTCTCTTGAGCCATCAAAGTTATCGGTACGAATGTGATCTGGCTTATAGCTATATTCAGGATAGGTTTCAGCGTATTTCTCAAACGTAGAGCGAGGGATGCACATAAAGCCAGTACCAGCTTCGCCAACTTCTAGTGGATCAGCCAAGTTAAAGCTATCAAGCTTGTTAATTGGATTGAAAACATAATCTGCTGTGTAGTTTTCCAAAGCAAATGGGCTTTCGTCTGCCTTGCCCAACTCAACCGCACGTTTGATCTTTTCCCATGCAATGGTCTTTTTAGGATAAGGACCACAAACAACATTGTACTTCGCTGGGTCAGATACTTGAATGGCAATCAAGCCAAGCACATCACGCGGGTCAAATGCAATATCCGAATCAATAAAGACAAGGTGTGTGCAATCTGAACGCATGAATTCGTCAGCAACATAGTTTCTTGCACGTTGAATTAGGCTCTCATTGAAGAGATAATAGAAGCGAACGTCAATACCATTTGCTGCACACATCATAGCCAAATCTGTACACGACTTTGTATAAGAGCCACTACAGTTACCACCGTACATCGGCGTACCAATGAAGATTTTATGTTTCTTCAGTTCATCTACAGATATTTGTAATTTCATATTTCTACTTGCTCCAAATCGTGTTCTGCTCTTGTAATAGACTGCAACCGTAAAATATCAGCGGCAACATCATGTTTACTGTCATGAGCCTTAAAGTTATGCTCCCACTTTTCTACATTGCTAACAGGCACAAACCCATTAGGATCAATGTTAAAGTTGAATTTTGCGTCAATGAATGTACGAGTGTCACGCACTGCCCAATGTCTAAGGAGTGAAGAAATCTCATATTTTTGGTTTGCGTTCTCTGCGATACGTTCCAAAATAATAGGATCGAAGGTATTGCCCCGCGACCACCAATTATTGATCTTTCCTGCACTACGAAGGTAATCAAGCAAAACAGTCATGAACTGTGACGCAGTAAGATCACGTTCAGCAGACGGCTTCAGGTTTCTCCTAAGTTCGGCTGGTTGTTCTAACCACCACTTCAGATCAGCTTCACTGTACTTACACCCATGATTAACCATCTGATCTTTAATATCAAACTTAGCTTGCTCCATACCAAGAACCAACTCTTTGAATGAGTATGGATTTGACGTAAATCTATCCCAATCAAATGTTGTATATGAGACATCGATAGCAGGAATGACACGCGAGTTTTGTCCAATAGTTTCAAAATCAAAGATAAAGTGTGTTGTTGCCATCCCAAGGACCTCTCAATAAATTACAATATCCTTAATAGTAACACACTATTGGTTATTTTGCAAGCCAATATTCAATTTATTAAGATAAGTAATCTCATCTCTTACCTCAAGCTTTTCGACTTTAGCTTTCTTGATATAAGGTTCTGGAGCTTTTTCACCCTCTAGCGCTTCGACCAGAGAGTGAAGTTTCTTGTGTCGTTTTTCCAGAAGGTCAATTCTGTGTTTTCTATCTGCGTCAGTCATTTTAGTCTCCTATGCAAAGAAATCTTCGATTGTGTTGATCTTTACTGCTGACCAACCAACGGCTTCCAAAATTGCTGCCAGTGGACTTAGAAATACTTTCTCAAACTGTTTTTCGTAGTCGATATATGGCCCTAAAGCAAATTCTGGCGGTAAACGCTGGCCGGGGAATGAAATAATATTCTCTCGAATAGGGTTTGGCGTCTTAAGATAGACGTACTTAATCTTATCACCACCAACAATAGGTGCATATGTTTTCCCAAGTTTCTTTTCCTTCACATGATGATTGTACAGAATGCAACCACGAACATGCATTGGGCAACCTTTTCTGTATAACATTGTTGTATCACGATATTTATCTATCTCTTGCGTACCAGAATTTCGACCAATATCTTCAGGCGTAAGGCTGTAGAACGTCTGGCGAAAATCTTCAATAAACTTTTGCATGGCTTCTTCACCTTCGTTCATCAAAACCTTGAACGATTCCTTAAGCTTGTCACGACATACCTCAGGCGTAGAAGATCGAACAGACTCAAGACCTGTCACCGAAA